CTCTAAACCATTTGGATCTAGCATCAAGACTTCAGAAAAAATGAAAACTTATCTTGAGGCAGATGACGAGATCATCAACCTTGAGGCGAAGATCAAATATCTAGACCAGATGCTTTACTGGTTGGATCAAGTCATGAAGCAAATTTCTAACAGAGGTTTTCAGATCAAGAGTGCCATTGAGTGGGAGAAATTTGTAAATGGACAATGATGACCACTCTGAGTATTAAAAAGAAAAACGAAGTATACGTTACAGTTCAGTCCGTGGAGCCCCATGTTCATATGGAGCTTGCGGACTATTTTTCGTTTGAGGTTCCCGAAGCAAAGTTCCTGAAGAAGAACCCCAGATACAAATACTGGGATGGAACAATTCGTCTTTACTCCCCTGGCACTGGTGAACTCTATGGCGGTTTGATGGAACACCTCAAGGTATGGGCAAATGAAAGACAATATCAAATTGAGTATGAAAAAAATGATTGGTATGGAGACGTTGAAGAAACTAATGACTTTGTTTCTCCTGCTGGCATCAAAACCTTTATGGACAAAATCACCAGAGCGGGAATTGCTCCACGCGACTATCAATACCATGCGGTATACGAAGCGATAAAAAACAACCGCAAACTTTTACTTTCTCCTACGGGGAGTGGTAAATCTCTGATGATCTATTCCCTCGTCAGATACTATACTGCTACCAACAAGAAGACGCTCATCATCGTCCCTACTACGTCCCTGGTAGAACAGATGGTCAATGACTTTAATGACTACGGATGGAATGCTGACGATCATGTTCATAAGATTTACTCGGGCAAAGATAAGAATACTGATAAACCAATCATCATTTCTACTTGGCAATCTATTTACAAATTTCCTAAGAGATACTTTGATGACATTGATTGTGTGATTGGAGATGAAGCACACCTCTTCAAGTCTAAGTCATTGACAGGCATTATGACAAAGCTTCATAATGCAAAATACAGATTTGGATTTACGGGCACCCTTGACGGTAGCAAAACACATAAGTGGGTATTAGAAGGTTTATTTGGTAATTGTGAGCGTGTAACTAAAACAGATGATCTAATTCGTCAAGGGCACCTAAGTAAATTTAGGATCAAAGTATTGTTATGTAAGCACGCTCCGCAATACTTTGAAAACTACCATGATGAAATTGATTATCTTGTTCAGCATCGTGGTAGGAATAATCTTATCAAAAACCTAGTCAAGGACATAGAAGGGAACACTCTTGTGTTGTTCAACTATGTGGAGAAGCATGGGGAACCACTTTTTGATTTGATAAATAGCACCATAGACCCCGAGCGGAAAATCTTTTTCGTTCATGGTGGTACTGATGTTGAAGACAGGGAACAAGTCCGACAGATTACTGAGACTGAGAACAACGCTGTTATCATCGCCTCATACGGAACCTTCTCAACTGGTATCAACATCAAACGCTTACACAATATTATCTTTGCTTCCCCAAGTAAGTCTCGCGTTCGTAATCTTCAGTCTATCGGACGTGTTCTCAGGAAAGGCGAAGGCAAAGACATCGCAACCTTATACGATATCGCTGATGACATCGGCGGACAGAACTACACCTTACGACATTTAAATGAGAGAGTAAACATTTACAATGAAGAGAACTTTAAGTATGAGGTTATAAAAGTAAACCTTAGAGCAAATTAAATATGGAAGAAGAATTTTATGCAACAGTAAAATTATTATCAGGGGAAGAGTTAGTAGCAAAAGTCTGCTACCTTCCCGATGAAGATAAAATTATGCTTGAGCGACCACTCATTGTAGAGAATGCTAAGCAAAGAAAAGGTCAGATAGAGGTAACAGGTTTTGCTTTGAAAGAATGGATCTCTGCTACCTTTGACAATATGTTTATTATCAAAAGAGATCATGTTCTCACCATGTCTGAAATTGAAGGTGAGATTGTAGACTTCTACGAAAAAACCCTCGACCGACTAGAGAGCGGAAAGTCGCTAGCAGGTAGAGGGAATAAGTTACCTAGAGGTTCTGGATACCTAGGTTCAGTAAAGGAGATGAAAAAAACTCTAGAAGATATATTTAATAAAAGCTAATAGCTATACCTCTCTTGAACCCTTGACAGAGTTATTCTACTAAGTTTCTGAGGATCTGTCAAGCTTTGACAAGAGCAGTATAAGATGTTATACTGAGATCAACATAATGTAAGGAAACCCGTGGCATACGCAGTAATGGCAAAGAAAAAGCAAACCGAATACTATGTGAACAACAAGGAATTCCTTGCTGCCATTACTGAGTATCGGTATAAAGTTCAGAAAGCAAAAGAACTAGGTAAACCACGACCTCGTGTTACAAACTACCTAGGAGAATGCTTCCTGAAGATTGCCACCCACCTTTCCTACAAACCAAACTTTGTCAACTACATGTTCCGTGAGGACATGATCTGTGATGGCATTGAAAACTGCCTCCAGTATATTGACAACTTTGATCCTGAGAAATCAAAGAACCCGTTTGCTTACTTCACTCAAATCATCTACTACGCTTTTCTTCGTCGCATTCAGAAAGAGAAAAAGCAACTAGAGATCAAAGGAAAGATCCTAGAGCGTTCAGGATATGACGAAGTGATGCACACTGACACATATGATGGTAGTATGTCAGGTATGAACGCTTCCTATTCTGACATGGGTAGCATCAAGGAAAACATTGAAACGAGAATGAACCGATGAGTGAAGAGCAAGAAAGAAAGGCATTGGAAGCACTTGATAAACTCTATGAAGAGAATGGTGATGCGATGACGAAACTTGCTGCAATTGAGATGACTGAAGAACAAAATTATGAATGGTATGAAACACCCTATGGAAAATTTCGAGTTGAGCAGAAACGATTTGGAACGTGGGATAGCTATAGTGAGGACGGTTCGTGCATCATCACAGGACTTACGAAAGAAAGTGTCGTGGGTGGAACGAAATTCTACTTGGAAGGTATCGCTACCAACTGGGCAAACAGCATCTCTTCCCAGAAATTTGATGGAGTTGTTGGAGGTAAATTATGAAGATCGCACTGATTACTGACCAGCACCTTGACGGACGCAAAGGTTCTCTAGCATTCTGGGATTACTTCCAAAAGTTTTATGATGAAGTATTTTTTCCAACGCTTGAGAGAAAAGGTGTCACCACAGTTATTGATTTGGGTGACACTTTTGATAACCGAAAGTCTATGGACTTTAATACTTTTCATCGAGTTAAAGCAAATTACTTCGACCGACTAAAAGACTACAAAGTTCACATGCTGCTAGGTAATCATTGTACCTATTACAAGAACACCAATCGCATCAACTCTCCCGAACTTCTGCTAGAGCAGTATGAAAACATCACAATCTACTCAGAACCAAAGCACCTCAAACTCGGAAGCAAAAAGTTTCTCATGTTACCTTGGATCAACAAAGAGAACTCTGATGAGGTCTTGGGGCTACTTGAAACAAGTGAAGCAGAAATTTGTTGCGGTCATCTTGAACTCACAGGATTTGAGGTAACACCAGGAATGAAGATGGATCATGGAATGGATCCCACATTATTCCATCGTTTCCAGCGTGTGTGGTCTGGACACTATCACCATAAATCAAAGAAGGGTAATGTTCAGTATCTTGGCAACCCCTATCAGATGTATTGGAATGATTATAAAGACCGCCGTGGATTCCATATCTACGATACTGAAAGTGATAAACTTGAGTTTGTCGCAAATCCCTACGAGATCTTCGACAAAATATTCTATGACGACACCAGTGTGGACTACAACAAACAAGATGTGTCTGATTATAAGAACAAGTACATCAAGATCGTCGTCAATGAAAAGCGAGACTACCAGATGTTTGAAACATTGGTTGATCGTCTTTACAACGTAGGCGTCCATGATGTCAAGATTGTAGAAACTCTGGTCGATGAAGACGACAAAACCGACATTGAAATCTCCGCAAAAGATACATTGACTTTGCTCAATGAGTATATTGATGAGGTAGAGATGTCCGTAGATAAATCAAGTCTCAAGAACTTGATGCGAAATCTATATATTGAAAGTTGTAACGTTGCCTAGCATGTTCATCGTAACCCTAGAAGATCACCCAGACGGTGTTTACTCTGTCTTCGACCAGGATGAAGATAGAGTAATTCCTATCTTTCAGGAAGAAGATGATGCCGATCGTTACCTCATGATGTTGGAGGAGGATGAAGATTATCCTGCTATGATGATCGTTGAGGTTGACGACCATGTTATAATTACAGCATGTCAGGATCGTGGACATAAGTTTTCGATTATTACTCCTGACGATTTTTTGATCCCGCCCGATGATTTAGAATGATTATTTTTAAAAAGATCCGATGGAAGAACTTCCTCTCAACAGGGAATGTCTTTAGTGAAGTGGATTTGCAAGGAGCAAAAACAAATCTAATCGTTGGGACTAACGGAGCAGGAAAGAGCACCATTCTAGATGCTCTTACCTTTACTCTGTTTGGCAAACCATTTCGTAAGATCAATAAACCTTTGCTGGTTAATAGTATCAACGAAAAAGACTGTCATGCTGAAATTGAATTTAGCATCGGTAGAATGGATTACAAAGTGGTGCGCGGGATCAAACCAAACAAATTTGAGATCTATTGTAACGGGCAGTTGTGGAACCAAGAAGCTTCTGTTGTAGATCAACAAAAGAACTTTGAACAGAATGTTCTCAAGATGAATTACAAGTCTTTCACACAGATTGTAGTTCTTGGTTCTTCTACATTCGTTCCTTTCATGCGTCTGCCTCTGGCACAACGCCGTGAAATTATTGAAGACATTCTTGACATTCAAGTATTCTCTACGATGAATGTTCTTCTCAAAGATAAAGTCCGAGAGAACAACGAGCAGATCAAGACACTTGATTATCAACTACATCTTCTTGAGGAGAAGATTGATCTTCAGAAAAAGTATATGCTTGAACTGGAGAAAAAAACTAAAGAAGACATCACTCGCAAAGAGAATAAGATCGCTGAATTGTTACAGAATGAAAACAATCAGCATGAAGAAGTTGCGCGTCTGTCTTCTGAAGTCGAAAGATATTCTAAAGAGATGGAAGAGTTGTCTAATAGCACAACAAAACTGAAGAAGTTAAACACTTTTCTCTTCAAAATACAATCAAAACTTTCATCGTGTCAAAAAGAACATGCCTTCTTTACAGACAATCATGTGTGCCCTACATGTACGCAGGATTTAGATGAAGATTTTAGACAAACAAAGATTTTTGAGGGGGAAGGAGAACTAACCAATCTTCAGATTGGTCTTCAGGACCTTCAAGATGCTATCTCGAAAGAAGAGGAACGAGAGAATGAATTCTCCAGACTATCAAAAATTATACTTGACCTCAACGCTTCTATTTCTCAAAACAATTACCAGATTTCTTCAGTCCGAAAATCAATTTCCGATATTGAAAAAGAGATCAAAGAATTAGAGAGTAGCAACCCAGACAAGAAAGCAGAGTTTGTCAAACTCGAAGGTCTTGTAACAGAAAAAAAAGATTTCAGCAAGACCTATGCTGAATACAAGAAGGATCGTGATACACTGTTAGTAGCATCGCAGTTGTTGAAAGACAACGGGATCAAGACTAGGATCATCAAGACCTATCTCCCAGCGATGAACCAGATGATCAACCAATATCTCCAGCGTATGGATTTTTATGTCAATTTTACGCTGAATGAGAACTTTGAGGAGATCATCAAATCTAGATACAGGGATGTGTTTTCATATGACAGTTTCAGTGAAGGAGAGAAATCTCGTATTGATATTGCTCTGCTGCTTACTTGGAGAAGTATTGCTAAGCTCAAGAATTCTGTGGATACTAACCTTCTTATCCTAGATGAGATCTTTGATAGTTCACTAGATCAACAGGGTGGTATGGATCTCAGTTGGATCCTACGCAACTTTGATGATAACTCAAATGTGTATGTCATCTCTCACAGAGAAAACTTAGATGGTAAGTTTGATAGAACTCTTACAGCGGTGAAGGAAAAGAACTTCTCCGTCATCCAGGAGACAGTTTCGGAACTGGACTAGGGGTGCCTTCGGGCACCCTTTTTTCGTATATACTAATGGCATCAACGCAAGAGAAGCATGTCATCCCAGGAGATCAAAGGAAACCTCGCCCGCCTGCTCGCTACTGAGAACCTCATTGTAGAGCACCGCAAGGTCCCTACAGCATCCTTTGATGTGGATCGCCGTGTGCTGACCCTGCCTAACTGGGATCGCGCTTCTAGCGTCGTCTACGATATGCTGGTGGGTCATGAGGTGGGTCATGCTCTCTTCACTCCTAACGAAGACTGGACTGCTAAGCACGAGTGTCCTAAGGACTTCATCAATGTGATTGAAGATGCTCGCATTGAGAAGTTGATGAAGCGTAAGTATCCTGGTCTGCGTAAGTCTTTTGCTGGTGGTTACAAAGAACTGAATGATGCTGACTTCTTTGGTATTGAGGGTGAGGACTTTGATACCTTCAGTCTGATTGATCGTATCAATCTCCACTTCAAGATTGGTGCCAGTGCCATGATCCCTTTCTCTATTGAAGAACAGGTGTTTGTTGCTCGCACTGATGTTGCTGAGACCTTTGCTGAGGTCTGTGAGATT